GTGCTTGCCCTGCTCGGCGGTCAGATCGGCGGTGGCCTTCTCGGCCGTGGCCTTGAAGGTGTCACGCTCGGCAGTCAGCGCCTTGACGCTGGCTTCCAGGGCGGTCACCTTGCCGGACTCGGCGGTCAGCTTGGCGGTCAGGTCGGCCACGGTCGTGGTCGCTGCGGCCAACTGTTCAACAACGGTTTTCTCGGGCATGGTCAGCGCTCCTTAATTCTGGGGAACGAGGTAGATCCGGAAGGTGTTCGTGCTTTCCGCCGTGCCGGAAGCGCCGGTATCGGACACGACGCGGATCTTGACGTTGCCGCCGATCCGGGGGCGCTCATACGGGGCGACAAGGACGGTGGCAGCATTACCGACTGCGTTGGTGGACGAGGTAATCGTCACGCCGGCCGTGGTCATGCCCATGACCCGAGGCCGAACAACGCCGGACGCCGCAGCCGTAACCTGCTTCGTGGCCAGGGTGTCGATGGCGGTCGTGCCGCTGAACGTGGCGACCGTGAAGGTCTGCGTGTCGGCGCCGCCCTTGATGTATTCGACCTTGTCGAGCAGTCCGGCCACCGCGAGCTGGTCCGAATAGGACGTTCCGCCATTCGTGCAAATGACGGTGACTTCCTGGTAATACTGGTCGGCCTGCACCGGCACGACGGCGGCCAACAGCGCCGCGATGATCCCGACTCCAACGATCAGCTTCTTCATGTTCCCGTTCCTTTTCACTTTGCGCGCATCGCCACCAACGCACCCGCGTCGGCAACGGCGCTGTCGTAACTCGTAACACTATCGACTAACCCGGCGGCCATCGCATCAGCCCCGAGGAATTCTTGACCCTCCATCGTTTCGTCCGACACGCCCGGGCGGGACGCTTTCACGTCCGCGCGGAACATGCCGCCGATCTTGTCCACCAGCCCCTGCACGCGCTTGATCATGGATTCGGGAACCGGCGTGCCAAACGCGCCGTCGCCCTTGTTCGCGCCGGACTTGATCAGGTACATCTTGATCCCGAGGCTGTCGTAGTACTTGGACACGTCCCCGATGAGCCCGTAACACCCGATTGACCCGACCATCGCCATGCGCGAGCAGTACACCGCAGACGCCCCGCAGCAGGCCCAGTAGGCAGCGGAGCACATCAGCCCGCCCGTGTAGGCGATGACCGGCTTGACGGCGGCGGCGGCCCGCACGGTGGCAGCGGCCTCATCCACGCCAAGGGTCTGCCCGCCAGGGCTGTCAACGTCGATCAGGATGGCGCTGATGGCGGGGTCGTTGGCGGCATCCTCCACCACTTCTGAAAACTGACTGGTTGAGCACGCCCCGCATTCGATGTCTATCTCGTCCGGGTGGTTCATCATCACGCCGTTCAGCTGGATGATGGCGAGGCCATCCGATACCGCGCCCTTGATCATCTGGCGCTTTAGGTTGTCCGAGCTGCGCCGGTCGTCTTCCATTGCCAGGAACGAATGCAGGGCGGCGGGACGGATGGCCCACGGTTCGCTAAGGCGGTCCTGGATGCGGACTTCGTTTTTCACGGTGTTTCCTCGGGCTTGGGTGCGGGCTTCCCGGACGGCGCCGACCCGCTCATCTGAACGGATGCGATCTTGTCAGGGTCGATCCCGTATTCCTTTGCCAGGGCCAGGCGCTCCTGTTCCTCTTTCGCCCGCTGCTTCCACACGTCCAGCCGGTTCCCGCCCGTGCGGCGGATGACCGACCCGTGCGTGATCTTACCGAGCAGCAGGTTCTTGGTGTCGGTCTCGGCTGCGTCCTGGGGATCCGCCCAGGTTGCCGGCGGCGGCTGCACGTCGATCCGGTCCCACTGGCTGCGCCCGTTCTTGTCAACCGGGGGCTTCGGGATGGCGCCGGACTTCCAGGCGAACGGCAGGGCGTAGCACCAGGCGTACTTTACGAAGTCGGTCCCGTCCAGCTGCCACGTATCCACCACACGCGAGAACAGCTCCCGGATGGCCTTGTTCTGGGACAGGTTGCCGCGCGTCGAGTCCATCATGGCCACCTCATAGGGCAGGCCGATCGTCGAGCAGGCGGTCCGGATGTTGAAAACGAGGTGGCCCTCGAGGTTCGGGTTCGGCGTGGCGGGGCTCGCCAGAGTCAGCGTCTCCCCCTGCAGGCCGCGCAGGATCAGGCCGGCGCCGTCGAGCTTGTGGGCGCGGATCCCGTTTTGCGTAACGGCCCCCTTCGAGCTGGATCCGCGCGTGGCAAGCAGGTCCGTCGCGCCTTCGGTGTTGCTGACGCCGGCGATCTGGGCCTGCTTCTTCATCTGGATCAACGTGAACAGGCTGATCTCTCCGATGTCGGTGATGACATTGACCGCGGCCGCCAGCTCGGGCAAGGCGCGGATGGAGTCGAACCGCCACGGGCTCCCGTAGTGGTACACCTTCTCGGCCTCAACCCAGCGGCCCAGCGGCTTCATGAACGTGCCCTGGTCGTCCCGGTCGGCGATGTACCAATGCGTGACGCGCGGGCCGGACAGGAGCATGCCGTCATACTGCGTGGCCGTCTCGGGCACGCCAACCGGCTGACGCACGCGCTCAGCCTCGATGGCCTGCAGGTGCCCGTCATCGGTGAACAGGATGAACGACTCACCGGCCCACAGGCGGGCGTCGACCAGGCCGCGCTGGATCCGGCGGAACGGGATCCGCCCGGTAACGTCGCAGTTCCGGCACCATGCGGCAAACCACTGCTCCGCGGCATTGTTCCACGCGGGGTCATCTGTCAGGGCTTGGACTTGCAGCCCCGCCGGCCCGACGACGAAATCGCACATCCTGTCGCACAGGCTCTTGACGAGCGGCACGTTGCGGCGCATGTGCAGGAGCTTTTGCCGGATGGTCTCCCGGTCATAGCCGGTGACGAAGTGGTCCTCGTCCTGGGAGACGGCGCTACCCCACGGCATGTCGCCGCGGTTGCGGTCGGATTTGGCCGCGTCGTACCCGCCGGCCATGATCCGGCCCGCCGCCTTGGCGTACTGCCATGCGAGCTTTACCCGGCTCATGACAGCGCCTCCGCGTCCTGGTTGATGTCGCGGATGTCGTGCACGATGGCTGTCCCCGCGTTGATAGAAAACCCGGCCCGGGCCAGTTGGACCCGAAGGCCGGCCGCCACGCGAGCGGCTCCGCCGGCGTTGCGGAAGTTGAAGCTGACACCAACGGCCGAGTACGACTCCTGAGCCCGGGCGCCGACTTTGGCGGAGGCAGCCCGGGCGGCCGCGTATTCGGAGATCATGGCCGCATACTCGGCGTGTTCAACGGGAGACGATGCGGAGGGGTAGAGCGTTCCCAGCTCCGCCAGTAGGGCTGTAGAGATTGCCGTGTAAAGTGCGTCCACCAAGGCTCCGTTGTTGGACACAATCCTACTCATAATCCGATGCTCGTCAAATGCTTAACTTTTCCTCCTCTTCTGCGGGCACGACCGATTACGCGTGGAGTTCATGTCCACCCGGCGGGCCAGTGACACCGTCCCGCAGCAGGCCGGGCAGATGATCTGTTCCAGGCCCGTCACCCCGACAATCTCACGGGAGCGCGGGGGCAACAATATGACCCGCGTGTCCGAACACCGGAAACACCCCCACACCCGTTCACGTGCCACTGGTTTCATCGTCTTCCTTCCCCCCGGCTTTCTTGACTTGCCGCCACTCCCAAAAACCGACCTTGATTGCCATCGCGATCAGGCACGCCTCCGCATCCCACCGATGGTTCGGCCGATCGCCCAGCTGCTCCCACTTCCCCGCCACACTCTGCTCTGCGGTCATCTGCTCCGCGTAATCCCTGTTCCGGGAGTAACCGGCCGGGATCAGCCACCGCGGCACGGACGGGTCCCCCGCGATGCACTTGGCCAGGATCTCCTTGGCCTTGTCCGGATCGATCGACAGCTCGTAGACCTGGCGGACCTTCCCCCGCTTCGCAGTTCGCTTCCCCTCGTCGATGTTCAGGGCGTGGCCATCGAACAGCGTGCCGCCTTTCCGGGTCACGCCCATGGTCACCAGGTAACCGTTCATTCGGTTCTGGTACACCCACTCGAGCACCTCCTCCCCGCGGTAGCGGCGGTCCAGGGCCGTGAGCTTTGCCCCGTACTTCTCCGCCAGCTCGTCCAGCGCGGCGAAACCGGACAGCGTTCCCGACCACACCAGGCCGCTGTCCCCGTTTTTAGAGAACGTCCGGACAACCGCCTCGAGGTACCCCTTCTGCACGTCTGCCCAGATCAGCGTCTGGTAATCCACCCCGTCCTCGGCCTTCTCATACTCGCCGGAGTAGGGGGGGATGCTGACCCACTTCTGCCCCTCCTCGTAGGCCCCCTCCCGGTGCTGCAGCTGGTCCACCTCGATCTTGCTGTCCGTCCGGTCAAACGGCTCGCCCAACTCGCTGTTGATGAAGTCCTGCAGCTGCTCCGGGTTGGCCACGGCGTGCAGCCACTTGCGGACCAACTGGTCCCACCGCACCCATGGTGCGTAGAGGCTGGACAGGTGCAGGCTCGCCATCGTGGGGTCAATCGAGACCGCCGTCTTTTTCAGCTCCCGCCCCTTCTGCAACATCGCTCCCTTGGCCGCGTCGTTGATCTTGCCCTTGCACCCGGCGCACTGGTAATACGCGTTCAGCGCCGCCGCATCGATCGACAGCTTGGAATCGAACTTCACCTGGGGCCACACCAGAATCTGCGGCATCCCGCAATGCGGGCACTTCAGGAAAAACCGGCGGCGATCCCCGGGCAGGTACCGCCGGTGGATATGCCCCGTCGAACTCGTCGGGGTGGACAGAAGGATCAGCTTGCGCCGCGCCTGGTACGTCTTCGTGCGCTGCTCGAGCAGGGAGGGCGGATCCGCTTCGTTCTTGACCTTTGCCGGCCACTTGTCGATCTCGTCGCCGACGCCGTAGCGGATCGCCCGGCTGCTCAACTTCGACGCCGAGTTGGATCCGACGAAATTGACCGTGTTCTTGCGGAGCTTGTACTGCAGTTTCGTCCAGCAGTTTTTCCGGTCATCCGGGATTAGATCACGCAGGCCGGGGGACTCCTCGAACACCGGCATGATCGACACCTCGGACTTGGACCGCGCGTCGTCCTCCGTCGCGTAGGCGAACAGCACGGGCCCGGGGTCGTTCTTGCACCAGTAGCCCAGCGCAACAACCATTATCATGGTGGCCCCGACCTGGGCGCCCTTCTCGATCACGACCGTGTTTATGTCCGGATCCTGGATCATGTCCAGGATGTCCCGGGCGTACGGCGCCAGGTCCGAACGATACTGCCCTGGGAAGTTGGACCCGGTCTTCGGGGGGATGATCAGGTTCTCCTCGGCCCACTTCCACATCGGCTCCTCGGGCGGCAGCTCGATGTAGCCCCACATCGGGTTCGGCTCACGCTTCGGTTTCATCGAGTTTTCTCCAGCCGTCCAGCATCCGACGGAAGTATTCTTTCAGCACTTTGGCGCACGACGCCGGCGGCTTGTTGGCCACGAGCAGCGACAGCGGCGCCGGAGCATTAAGCAGTCCGTTTGTGACGACCTGGACGAAGTCCCGCTGGCGGCGCTCCACCTCGGCCTTGTCCAGCAGCGAGCCCTCGAGCTTGGCCAGCTCCAGCTCCGCGGTGCGGGCCTGCGCGACCATCTTCCGGGTCATGGCGCCGCCGTACTCCCCACCCGGGGCGGCCTTGTTGAGCTGGCCGCGTTCCCGGCGGAACGCCTTGATCTTCCCCAGGTCGTATCCGTCCGGCTCCTTCGGGGGAAACCCCGGGGTCCTGGCCTGGCGGACCACGGTGGCCGAGCTCACGCCCAGGGCGCGGGCGACGGCGGACAGGGATTTAAGTTTCTTGGCCATCGGACCCCTTTCTTAAAACTGACATACGGGAGAAATAACCGGCTTCCGCACCTGATGGGGGGTGTGGTGCTATTGTAGTACCTATGCCCCCCGCCCCCTCCAGGCAGGGCAGGCCCTCGACCGTCCAGCTCCGGTCAGCGCCTCGAGCGGCCCAGCAGAAGGTGAAGCCCGGGAACTGGGCACGCGCCTCACGCCAGGCCGTAAGGGCACGGCCGTAGGAGTGGTGACGGTATGCGCCCTTGATCTCGATGACGATGTGCAGCCCGCGAAAGAACACGTACCAGTCCGGGGTGTATCGACTCCCGCCGGCCAGGCGGAAGGTGATCGCCTCGAACTGACCAGCGCCGCCGAGGTAGAGCCGGTTGAACTCCGCCTCGGTCTTGTTGGGCTGGGGTGCGCGGGGTACCACCGAGCCGGTAACCGCCACCAGTGAGCTGTGCCTGTCCTTGGTCAAGGATGAGCTGATCGGTTCACCTGGCTGCGGTATCCTGGTTCCCTGTTGCGACTTGGCGGCTTCCGCTAACCGGAGAGCCTGTGCTCGGAGCTCCGGATTCTTGATCTGGGTGATGTCGAAACGGGTCACGGTGTGGCCCTCCACAGTGGGGTATGTCCAAGGGGGGTTGTCCGCTCCCGCCCCCCCTTTAGGGGGCGGACAACCCGGACAACCCGGACAACCCCCCCGATTGGACAACCCGGACAACCCGGACAACCCCCGCCTCGTATTTGTGTAAAAGGTGAACGGATCACCAATGTTTTCGGCCTTTTCGTGCTGGTGGTGTTGTACGGCCTTACGGTGTCTAAACCCGGACAACCCACCCTTGAAAAAACAGACCCACTTTTGAGGGGGGTTGTCCGGGTCGTTTTTTGAGACATATCGGCGCACAAATCACGCATTGAACACCCCCTGTTTCGACGCTGTAGCCGGGGAGTACGGGGAGGCCTTTGCCTTGCCCGTCACCTTGTAAAAAGCGGGGCAGGTGCCGCGCTTGCGGAGCAGGCCCTCCGCCACGCCCTTCTGGATAGCGACGGTGGCCCCGGTCCGCCCGGTGCCCGTGGCCGCCATGATGTGCTCAACCAACTCGCTGTAGGGCATCTCACCGCGCGCCTGGACGAGGATGTCCACCACGTCCTGGGCGGTGGCCTTGGCCTTCCCGCGGCCGCCTCCCGGGCCAGACGGGGAGCTGGCCTCATCGAGGGCTTCCCGGATCTCGTCCTGGTTCGGCTCCCGCCAGTAGATGGAGCCATCGGTGGCGTGGGCCAGGTAGCGCGAGTCGGTGACGTCACCGGTGGCCGGATCCCGCCAGCCCAGGCGGCCGAACCGCTTGGGCACACGGAAGCGGAAGACGCCCCGGTGGTTGGTCGACTCCAGGGCCAGGACGGCGCGGGGCCAGTTGGCCAGCTCCGACGAGCCCAGGCCGAGATAGGCACCCATGTCCGTCCCGCGCTGGTCCCGGCCGGTCTGCCGGATCGGCTTGGGCGTGTGGTGGATCAGGATCACCGCCAGGTTGAACTTGACCATCAGCGGGGCCAGGCCGTTGCGGAGGAATGGCGACATGATCTTCTGGTCTGACACGTCCCCGCCAACGAAGGCGAGGAGCGGATCGATCCAGACCAGGTCGAAGGGTCCGTCCGCCTCCAGGAGGGCGCGCAGCGTCTCGAGGAAGCCGGCGCCGAACTGGTCCACGCAGCGGGCCACGACGATCTGCCGGGAGGCCCGGGCGAACACGTCCGCCGGAAGCGGCCCCGGATTGTCCTCCGTCTCCTCGTCCAGGGGTGGCTGGCCGGGGGCGGCGGGCGGCTGGTAGGGGCAGCGGGCCACGCCGTCCCGGAAGGCCGCCTCGTCACCCTCGTCGTTCTCCGCCTGGATGATCAGCTGCCGCATGGGCCGGACCGGCTGCAGGCCGAAGATCGGCAGGCCAGCGGCCCAGCAGACGGCGATCTGGCGGGTCAGTGAGGACTTCCCCTTGCCGGTGTGGGCCGCCAGCATGGCCGACCCGCCCCGGCACAGGAACCGGTTGCGGATCAGCTCATCCGGGGCATCCGGCGGCGGCATGACCAGGTCCGCCATGAGCTTGCGCGGCGGGAGCGTCTTGAACCGGCCCTTCTCCTCGGCAGCGGCGGCGAACTCGGGCGCGATCGCCTTCATCGACTGCAGCATCTGGTAAGGAGTTGGGACGGCCCGGACGGGGGCGGCCGCGGGCGCCGCCGATTGTGTGGTTGTTGTCATCTTCCCCGGGTCCCCCTCGTATTGGACCAGTTACTTGGAAGCCGCCTTGAACTCCCGCGGCTGCTCGTGCTTCAGGTCGAACGGATCCGCCACCTGGTTCCCGGGTGCATCGGCCCACGGGTCCGGGATCGCGCCCCAGGACTTCGGCACCGGCAGTGCTTTCATGCACGCCTCGTGGTGAGACGCGAACAGGCTGTAGCCCAGCAGCCGGCAGATCTTGGCCGCCTCGACGAAGGCCCGTTCGGCGTGGTCGAGACCCATAAAGCCGACCCGGCCATGGAACACCGGCCCGAGGTGGTTGTCGTACTCGGCCTCGAGCGTGTTTGCGTCCGGGCCATTCTCGGCGCCGTTGTCATGGTAGTCATCCCATGCTTTGCTGTTGCTGGAGCTGTTCCCCGTGTTGTAGCAGGACCCGAACGCCAGCAGGATGTTCAGCGCCTTGGCCTGGCTGCACTTGCCGAACAGGTCCCCCAGGTTGCCGACGACCGACTCCTTGAACGTCTCGACCATCCAAGCGCAGCGCTTCTGGTGCAGGGCCAGCTGGCGCTCGTGCGGCTTCGGGGGGACAGGCTTGCCATCTGGGCCTACCGGTTTCGGGGGCTTGCTGGATCCGGACTCGGATTGCCGGAGGATGACGACGTTGACCACCGTGCCAAGTCCGGGGCCGTGCATGATGATGGCCGGCACCGCCTTCGGGTCCCCCTTCTTCGCCTTCTTGCAGTCGTCCCAGTCCTTGGTGCCCAGCTCGGGGAGTTTAGCCAGGGGCGTCCCGTAATCGGCCCGGGTCGTCCGGATCTGGATCAGGTTCGGGTTGGCGGCCGTCGCCTTCTTGAGGCAGGCATCCAGGTACTCGGCGCACTTCTCGTCCCAGCATTTCCGGTCCAGGCACTTGGCGTCCTTGGCCGGCTCCTTGTCGTCGCCGAACAGCAGCGGGTTCAGATCCGTCCGCTTCGTGCACCCGGCGCAGCGGCCAGCGCCGAACGGGGCCTTGGCCAGCAGCATCATCCGGTCCGCCAGTTCCCGATCCAGCGCGTCGGCATTGTCGGGATCCAAGACCCACTGGGCATCTTCGGCGAGCTCTTCCTGCAGCTCCGCCGGCAGCGTGGCCAGCGTCACCATCTGCCCGATCGTGGACCCCGCGTTTTCCAGCGCCCTTCGCGCCTTCGGCGTCAGGTTGTTCAGCCGGGCGCGGCGGGCCACCCAGGCGGGAGCCTTGCCCAGCTCGGCGGCGATCTCCGCAATAGGGTGCCCGGTGTCCAGGAGGGACTGCACGCCGGCCGCCTCCTCGAACGGGGTAAGGTCCGTCCGCTGCAGGTTCTCCAGCACCGTCACCTCGAGGGCGGTCTTGTCGTCCAGGTCCCGCACGATGCAGAGCATGTCAAACGCGGCGATCAACTTGTGGGCGGCGTAGCGGCGGCCGCCGGCGAGCAACTCGTAGGTGCCGGGGGTCTTGCCCGGGCGGGCCACGCCAGGCTGAAGCAGCCCGTTGGCGCGGATGCTGTCGGCCAGCTCCCGGATGTCGTCGCTCTTGGGGTCGATCTGGCGCGGGTTGTTCGGGGACGGGATCAGGCAGTTCAGCGGGATCCGGATCAGCTGCTCCGGTACCGGCGGGCGGGCCGCGGGCTTTTCGGCGGGCGGGGTCGTGGTTTCGGACTTGCTCGTTTTCGGCGTCTTCTGTTTCATGTTCTCCCTCTTCTGTTGCACGGTTGGTCGGTTTTTGGCCAATTCGCGGGCTTGTTGATGACGACGGGCAGCAGGCTCGGCTCCCGGTGCAGCCACAGCAGCACCTTGAACACGGTCAGCCGGACATTCTTGTCCCGCAGGACCAGGTCCGGGAACTGGCGGGGGATTCCGTTGTCGTCCCGCTGCAGCAGGGCCATCGTGACCGTGGCCCAGCGCCAGTCCTCGACATTCGCCGGGGGCGGCACGATCAGGTTGATCACCTGCTTGTTGTCTCCGGAGATGATGTAGTGGCAGTCCCCGCCCTCGTAGTGCTGCCGGACCGCCTCCAGCTCGGCCTGGCCGTCTACGGGCGTCGGCACCTCGGCCGTGGTCTCCACCGCCCCGCACAGCTCCAGCAGCGGCGCCAGGAGGTCGTTGGGGATCGCCCGGGTGTCCACCACGAAGTCGTAGTCGCTGGCCGCCGTTGCCGCCCCGTACACCCGGGAGCCGGTCGGGATGAACACCCGCCGGCCCGTGGGGGTGTCCAGCCGTTTGATCATCTCCGCCACCAGTTCCGTATCCATCCGCCAGTACCTGATCATGCCTGCCTCCCTCTTCCTCTTGTGTCTCGTTTCGGTTTCGGTCTACTGTCCAACAAAAACAATCTCCTGCCGCTCCGGGAGCTGCCCGTCCCGGTACCGCAGCCCGCCCGGGGTCCGGACCAACTGGGAGCGCACCCAGGTGTGCGGATCCGCGCCCAGGCCGATGGCGTAGCTCATGAAGTCCCGCAGGGTGTAGTCGTCCACGCCCTCGACCCGGAACCAGCCGTGGATCGACTTGCCGGCCGAGTCGACCGCCAGCAGCAGCGGGAGAATGCGGGCCAGGTGAGACAGCACGGCTGCCTGCGTGACCTTGTCCTGGTCGTCGAACTCCAACACCAGGTGCCGGCGCAAGAGCACGTTGCTGTCGCAGCGGGGGCTCGGCTTGCCCGCCTTGTTGACCCCCATCGTGGCCGCCATGGGGGAGGGGACAATGAACTGCGCCTGGTCGACCACGCCGAGGGCGGCCCGGGCGGGCATCACGGAGGGGTTGGTCTGCACGCCGGCCAGGCACACCAGGTCATCCGGCTGGAACAGCACCTGCAGCGCCTGGGCGGCCGTCATGCCGGTGCGGGTGGCCGGGTCGAACAGCGGGGTGGTGGTGGCGGCCACCGTGGCGATCCGGATCAGGTTCGGCTCCCACCAGTCCAGGGGAAGCCCCGGGGTGCCCGGCCCGTTGCCCTCGTAGGCGAACGCGTCCGAGATCGCCGCCTCGATCTCCCGGGCGGGCGGCTGCCGGTGCGGCCAGTTGGCGGCGGCCTCGGTCAGGAACTTGGTGACCGCCTCCCGGGAGTGGTACCGGCGCAGGGACACGGCCACGCGGAACAGCCACCGGTGGCCCTCCCCCGGTTCCGGCGGGGCGGACAGGAGCTTCGACAGGCGGCTGGGGTACTCGGTCAGCATCATTCCGCACCGCCTTTTGCCAGTTCGGCGTCGAGACGATCGCGGATCATGCGGAGAGCGGCGAGTTGCGCGGCCGGCCACGTGCAGTTACCGCCGGAAGACCGATAGGCGCATTCATCGGACTCTTCCGGCGGCTCGGTGTAGAACCGTGCGTGCTTGCACCGCCCGGGGCAGTCAAAAGACGCCTGCCAGTCTCCGTCGTACAGGCAGATGCTTGCATTTGCCGCAGCCGGTTTCATTCCTGCGCCGCCTCCCGCTGCGCCTGGCTGAACTCGCTGGGGATCTCCGAGGTGGCCGCCAGCGTGGCGCCGAGGCCCGGCTTCTTGCCCGCGTAGACCCGGTCCCGGATCGCTTTCATCTCGGCCATGGTCAGCTTACGGGGCGCACCCGTCGGCGCCGGATCCGCGACAGTGGCGGCGGGGGCAGGCGGCAGCGCAGGGGCCGGCTTCTTACCCTTCGAGTAGATGTTCGAGCTGATCCTGCACGGTTTGCCACAGGCCCGCTGATCCCGGCGCTTCGGCGTGTATGTCTTCCCGCACACCTCACAGGCACGGGGGTCACGATTGGGCTGCTTCGGCCCCGTGCCCCGGTGTTTCAGGCCAATGGCCCCGAACGCCTTCTGTTTCGGTGTCAGCTCCCGCTTCTGTTTTGCGGCCGGCGGATCCCGCTGCACCTGGGCGGCGGCGTCCAGGAACGGAACCCCCCGCGTCATCCCGTCCGGGATCCGAGCCGTTTCGCCGGCGGCCAGCGCTTTACCGGAGGGGTCCACCGTCGGCAGCGTCTCGAGGTACTCCTCGATCGTGATCGCCACCAGGATCATCCCCAGTTCCGTCTTCCCCACCACTCGGCCATGCAGATTAATCGGGCTCATATCACGCCACTCCTTTCGCTTTTCCGTCCTCGATGATCAGGCCGCACTCGGGCCCGTCGCTCACCCTCGTCATGATCGGCTGGATCCCCTGGTCCCGGCACCAGTCCAGGAACTGCCCGAGCCGGGTCCGGGACAGCTTCTCGCAGCCGTCGATCAGGACAAACCCCATCTCCGGCTTCATGGCCTTGCCCACGGCGGCGGCGCAGATCAGCCGCTCCGACTCCGACATGCAGTCCCAGCGCTGGCCGCCGTAGAGCAGCTGGCCGTCGTCGGCGATCGCCATCCGCTGCAGGGGCAGCTTGGCGGCCTGCAGGGCGGCCGTGCGGTCGGCGTCAACCTTCTCGATCGCGGCGGTCAGCCCGTCGTACTCCGCCGCCTTGGCGGCCGCCTCGCCCTGGGCGATGGCCCGCGCCTGGTTGGCCCGGATCCGGCGGTTGACTTCCCGGGCCGCCTCCTGGTCCGCCAGGATCGTGGCTGTGGGCTGGGTCGGGTATTCGTCAATCCTGGCTTTGATCGCCACCCCATCCTCTCGGATCTTGGCCAGAGCCTGGAATGAGTCTCTCCCGGCAGCATCAAACCGCTCCCGGCTACGCTTGGCGTCTTCCAGTTCAGCCTCAAGGCGCGCGATCGTGGCGTCACACTTCTGGACAGACGACTGGGCGCTGAGCACCTCGTGTTCCATAATGTTGTACCGGCCGCGGATCCGTTCCAGATCAAGCCTCAGCTGGTCCAGTCCGGCGTTGTGGGCGGCGGCCGCCTGCAGCTGCCGGGCGAACTCCGTCTCGTCGGCCGGCTGCTTCCCTTCGACTTCCGGGAAGTGGGGCAACGCGGCGGCCGCGCCCTGCATCTTGTCCCGCTCCCGGCCCACCAGGGTGCGGTTGTCGAACAGGGCCTTGCGATCCTTGGCGAAGCCGTCCAGGTCGAGCCCGCCCAGCTTCAACAGGATCTTGGACCGCTCCGGATCCGTGGCGTTCATGAAGGCGGACACGTCCAGGGCGAACTGGCTGACGAAGGCGTCCAGCAGCTCCTGCCCGCCTTTGGTCCCGTTGACGTAGAGGTACGTCTTCCCGCCCTCGGTGAAGCGGCGCTCGGCCACCACGCCGTTGGAGAATCGGGCCACGACCATCGCCTTGCCGGATCCGTCCTTGATCGGCTCGGACGGGGCCTGCTTTGCGCCGCCCAGCAGCACGCACAGGGCGTCCAGGATGCTGGTCTTGCCGGCGCCGTTCTCCCCGCCGATCACCAGCGCCTCCCCGTTCAGCGTCACATCCACCAGCTGCACCCGCTTGAACTGCTCGACCTTGAATCCCATCACCTTTACCGGCTCCGCCATATCAACCTCACTTCTTGTAGAACTTCGTTATTTCCACTTCCGCCCCCACGGGCAGCCCCGGGATCCAGTCCGGGGTAACCGACATCAGCGCCTCGATCTGCTTGGCCACAGCCTCCGCCTGGTCCTCGGCCACCTCCCAGATCCCCTCGTCGTGCACGTGCCACACCGGTGCATACCCGGCCGCCTCGATCCGGAGCAGCGCCGCGGCGAACACGTCCCGCGCGATCGACTGCACCAGGTTCTCGGTCAATTTCCCGCCGTACCAGTCGTCGGGGTCATCCCCCCACACCGTCGAGGCGCGCAGCTTGGCGAACTTCCCGCCCTTGACCCGCTCGACGTTGAAATACTTGATCACCCGGCCGGAGGGCAGCGGCATGCGGTACGTCCCGCCCTCACAGGCCGCCATAGCGTTCTCCATCCGGCCCCACAGCGTCACCACCAGGGGGTTGGCCTTGCGGTAGTCGGTAACCTGGCGCTCGGCCTCGTCGTCCGTGATCTCGAGCCCGGCGTAGTCCAGGCACGCCTGCTTGAACGTGTCGGCGGCCGACTGGTATCCCAGCTGGATCACCCGGACCTTGGCCAGCGCATACAGGCGCTCGTTCTCCTTCTTCAGCTTCCCGCCCGTCCAGCCCATCGTGGTGCGGGCGTGCGCCTCGTAGATGTTGACGCCGCGCCGGACCATCTCGAGCAGGGCCTCGTTGCCGCAAACCCAGGCCAGCACGCGGGGCTCGATCTGCGCCAGGTCGGCGATGACGTACAACTTGCCCGGCGGCGGGATAAACGCCCGCCGGGGGTTGGTGGTGCCGCCCTTCTCGTCCCGGTTCAGGTTCTGCATGTTGAGCCCGCCGCCGCCCGCCCACCGGCCCGTGGCGGCCGTGCCGCAGTAGATAAGTTCGAAGTCCATCCGGCCCGTGTCGGGGTTGGTGCGCACCTGCATGGAGCGGAACAGCGCCGTCTTGCGGTCCGTCTTCCGGAACCCCTGCAGGTGCCGGATCCAGGCGGCGGGCTGCGTGTTGCCGTACTTCCGCAGCCACTGGTTCAGCTCCGGGCTGTCGTCCTCGGTCGACTTTGGCAGGGGCACGTTGGCCGCCGTAAAGCACAGCTCCATCCCCTGGCGGCTCCGGGGCGTCCGGTTGTAGGGGGCCTTTGTCCAAGGCAGCAGCGCGGCAAAGGACGTGGACCGCTTCTGTAGCTCGTCAATGCACCCGGCCACGAATTCCCGATCGATGGCCACGCCGAACCGGCCGCACTCCACCGTCTGCTCCCACAGCTGCCGCTCGTGCTCGGGCCAGTTGGCCTCGCAGGCCACCCACGCCCGGGCGCAGGTCAATGCGTCCAGCGCGCAGGCCTCCCGCAGCGTCCCGTCCAGGAACAGGTCGGAGCCGGGCAGGTAACCGCTGGCGCTGGACCGGTAGTCCTTGCTGATCTCGACGTTCAACGCCCCACGGGCAAACCCCTGCAGGTTCCGGGGAGCCTGCAGGTAACCCGCCAGCGCGCCCGTGCACAGCCACCGCTGCGGCCACACGTTCGGGGCCTTGCCCAGCTCGATCTGCCGGGCGTGGATCGCCTGGTCGAAGCCGGCGTTGTGGGACACCCACATCGGGATCTGCGCCAGCGCCGCCCAGTCATCCGCCGTCACCTCGTTCGGAGGGACGGAGAGGGAGCGGCCGCTGGCGGGATCCGCGAAGCCGGCCAGATAGCAGAGGAAGCGGGGGTCGTGGGTGTAGGCCCAGGCCCCCATATCGGACACGGAGTACTCGTCCTTTTTCCAGTGGGTCTCGAAGTCAACCCCGAGAACCTGGGCGCCCGCAAAATTCGAGCTGATAGTCATGCTCCGCTTCCTCGTTTCCGTCTGCGATCAGGGACAACAGTTGGGCACGCCGGTCTGGCTCAGCCAGCCGCGGCAGCAGCGAATGCGCTTCGGGGGTCGTAGTGGTTGAAGGTGCGCCACACGGTGCAGAGCGCCTTGAAGCATTCCCAGTACTGGCAGAGGTCTTTCGGCTCATGTTTGAACACCTCGAATCTTCCGGGTTCGGTCGTTGAGATAAACACGTCGGCCGCCAGCACGTTCGGCAGCGCCGCGGGGCCCCACTTGGTGGCCGCGTAGGCAGCCAGCTGCATGCCCTGGTCCTCGTAGGCCACGACCTTCTCCCCGGGCTTCGTCTTCTTGGTCTTGTAGTCCAGGATCCCCATGTTGCCCGTGGCCGGATCGCCCCAGGTGAACAGCACGTCGCACCGGCCGGCGAACCCTTCCGCCTCGTTGACCAGGACGACCTCACGGGACACCAGCACCAGGCCCTTGGCCTTCTGCCACTCGAGGACGGGGTGGCAAAACGTCTGCAGCTCCGCCGGCACCGGGACGCCGTCCCACGCCTGGTCAAGGGCGTCGTGGATCTCCTTGCCACGGTCCTGGGCATCGGAGACCTGCTCGAAGGCCGCGTCCCTGACCCGCTGCAGCCAGTAGTCGTCGGTCTCGCCCTCGGCGCGGGGCGTGCGGACGGCCGCCAGCGCCGCCTGGTTCATCTTCCACTTGTTCAGGGCGGGCTTGTCGATCCCCTTGGCGATCGCCGTCACCGACGGCAGCAGCCGCATGGTCCGGGCATCGCGCAGGGTGGTGTTGCGATCGCTGCGGCCGTCGGCCGTCGGCACAGTGTGCATCGGGCGGCCGTCGGTGGTGTACCAGTGCGATCCGCCGTCTCGAATGGGTGTGAGCAGTGCCATGGGGTTACGCCCTCACTTTCGGCTGCTGGTTGTTGGCCTGCCCGGCAATCGCGGCGGCCTTGTATTCGGCTTTCGTGCGGGGGCGGGGCTTCGGAGCCCCTACGTACTGGTGGCTGAGGCCGCCCAGATCTTTGGTCGGGTGCCGGGCCGGGTGTACAACGACGTCATACTCCCGACCGCTTGCCAGCGTGGCCACTCCCCCGGAAACGTCCGGAAGGAAAGCGCGCCGATTGATCCAGTTCCGATACCCGCATGTCCTCTTGTAGCCGTTCATGTGATTATCCCTCTCTTTGAAAAGTGCCCCTGGTGTTTCCGGCCAGGGGTGATTACGCTGCCGGTCCAGCGGTTTGCCCTCAGATAGTTTCCGGCCGAGGGCGGGTCTTGGCTCCGGTCAGCCGTTTGGGGCAGCTAGAACGGGATCTTGTCCGCCCCGGGCTGAGCCGGCGGCGTGTTGACGTTCCAGCCGTTGTTCGGCACGGCAGGGGACCCCTGGGCAGGCTGCCCGCCCGCCGGAGCTCCCCACCCGCCACCGTTGGCGGGAGCGGCCGGGGGCGGCTGCTGCGCCTGCTGGGGCGGGGGCTGCTGCTGTTGCTGCTGAGCAGCCGGAGGGGCCTGCCGCCCCGCCTGGTTGTAGTAGGCGTCGGCCGCAGCCGCCTGCGGGACCCAGTCAGCCACGCGCGGGATCGGCAGCCCGGGCGGCAGCGGCATGATGGCCGCCACGTCGGCGTAGGTGCGGTCACCCTTCGGGGTGTGCACCACGCTGATCATCCCGGCGCGGTGCATGCAGCCCATCTCGGGATCGGCCTGCATCTCCGCCGCGTAGTCGCGGCCATACTGCGGGGGCTTGCCCAGCCAGGCCGTCAGCAGCTTGTAGAGCGCCGACTTCTCGTTGCCGGAGATCCGCATCAGCCGCGTCCCGACGTAGTACGTCTTCCCGTCGGGGCCGAGCACCCCGAAGATGAACCGGGTCACGTCCACCTGCTTGACGCCCTTTTCCGCCTCGGTCGTCCACCCGATGCTGGCCGGGTCGACCCCGAACTGGTCCAGCACCTTGCAGCATACCGCCACATGGGTGCCCGGGGGCGGGGGCGTCCCCAGGTTCAGCCCGCCACCGCCACTGCTCTGTTTGAATACCGCCATGTCGTCCTCCGTCTCCTCGTGTCCTCGTTTCGGTTGGGCCAGGTCACTCGCCTGGCCAGCCATCGGTTACGGGCTCGCGTGAGCGCCCGCGATGAAGTAAAAAAGGATAAGCACACCCAGCACGCAGAAGACGATGACGCCCCAGGTAATCCGGTCAGCGATCCGGCCGCGGCGCATGGTGTCGAGATACTCCGTGTGCGCCCGAGCGTAGAGCTGGTCGAGGAGCAGCAGATCCCTGCTCTTGTTCTCGTTGTCCCGGTCCTGGGCCGCGCGCGCCTTGGCCGCGTCCCGCATTTCCCGGTCCTTGCGCAGAAAGTAATCGGTGTCCGGCTTATTCACGGGCCACCCCCGCCCGGGCCGCGCCCGCCTCGTTTTGGTCCCCGCCTTCATCCGGATCCGGCGTCTCGTCGGAGCGCTGAGGCATCAGCAGGCCAACGGCCTCACCCGCGTAGCACGCGTCGGTGCGCATCGGCAGCACGCTGATCGGCCCGAGGTTGCCCCGGAACAGCAGCGTCACGCCGGATCCGGCCTTTACGCCCATGGCCTTGGCGATCGCCAGCAGGCGGTGGGGGTCCAGGCTGATCGTGTCCGTCGACTCGGTTGCGCCCAGGGACGCCATCAGCACCTCGGGCACCAGCTTGGACGTCTTCTCGTGGTCGACGCCCGGCAGCCGGCGGGGGAAGGCAGCAAAGTCGGGCGTAACGGTCTCGTCCAGCAGCTGCAGGCTGGCGGTCTTCGGGGCCACCAGGTTCTTGCGGGCGTGGGCCAGCGCGTCCGGGATCACCGGCCCGCACACGTCGGGCAGCTCGCCCTCGTTGCTGCTGGTGTCGCATCCCAGGGTCACCGGCACGGCCACAGCCATGCGGCCGTCCGTGGCAAACGCCACGCCGGCGGCTTCCCCTTCTCCCACTTCCTTCGGGGTGACACCGGTGAGGAAGCGCAGGATGAACACGTGCTCACTGGCATCGTGCTCGACGGGGTCCCCGGACTCGGCCGGCTTGTCCGCCTTCTTGCAGCACAGTTCGGGTTTAAGACGTGAGTCGATAAGCATTGCCGGGTCCTCCTAAATGGCGGCCACTTCCAAAGCGTTGACGGGGGGAAGAGTCTTGACCACATCGTCCAGGCGGACGCGGTAATTGAGCCAGCGGGCGGCGAGGGCGTCCGCTTCGGCGTCGGCCTGCTTGGCTGCATCCAGGTCGTTGACGCGGAACGCGTCGTCGGCCATCCGCCGGAACGACCGGTAGCACCGGGCGGCGTTGCGCTGGGCGATCTTGTCGAGGTCTACTACTTCGGGCATGGGCATGGTCCGGTTCTCCTTTTGGTTATCGGTTTGAGTTCATCACCTTGATCGCGTTCTCGGGCGTAATGCGGACCAACCTCTGTCCGAACCGTTTCACCGGTATGGCCCCGATTCGGATCATCGCTCGCACCCGCTTAACCGGGATCTTCGCAAGCGTCGCGAACTCGGCCGGGGTAAGCATTTCGGGAACGCCTTTAATGGTGTTCATGACCGGCGCCCCAGCAGGGCGGGATACTGTTTGCGCACTCGGGCAAGCAAAACCGCACTCGATCTGACACCATTAAGGCACATGCGGAGGTGATTCTCGCTGACCCCAAGCTCAACAGCAGCCGCCTTGATTCCGACATACCGAATACCGATATGCCCATTCGGAGTCCGCTTTCTTCCCTCTTTTCTCATGTCCTTCCCTCGCTGTTTTGCTATTATCAAAAGTGACGGGTAATTAACTGACGGGGAAGCTACACCAAAAGGTGAGTATGGGCAACACCAAAAGATGAGCGTGCTATGACGACGTTCGCCGATCGACTAAAGGCCGTGATGGAACAAAGGGGATTGAATGCCTATAAACTGGCTAAAACACTGGGCATTCCGCAACAAACTGTTCACCGATATTTAAAAGAAAACCGAATCCCGAACGGGGAAACCCTTCTGCTAATAAGTGAAAAACTTGAAAAGTCTTGTGATTGGCTGATGGGGAAAGACACCGAAAAGTTACTAGACGGACACGCAGAAGAGAGTACAATCACCGTCTCATCGGAGGACGTGTCGAAGCTGATCGACTCACATCATCAGCTTGCGAAGGCACACGAGCTACTGGCTGAGGCTCATCTGGTGCTGTCCAACAAGTGCCCGGACATGCACCATTCAAACCCGGACACGCCCGCGGCTGCGCCAATTGGTGGCGGGCGTGTAACCAGACATGCAGCTGCAGGGTAGCAAGGGACAGCGGGTATACTCTTAGCGAAGGGGAAAGGCCATGAAAGCTGCTTGTATCGCTGTGATGCTGTTTTGTGGGTGTGCGTCTTTTGGTTCAGGTATAGAACGGCTTGGCGGAGGTGTGGGTGGGAGCGCCCCGTATGTGTCCGTTGATGAAACACGCATCGACGCACAAATCGAGCGCGTGTTCACTAACGCGTTCATCTCATCTGATTGGAATTTTATGCACGGGGGCCGGCAACACGTCAGGATCATGGTCAAAGGGAAAGACGCCAGTAAACTGGCCGTTGGAGAGAGATGGGCGGGCCACGTCACAAAAGGCGGCACATTCAAAGATATAGAGGGTCAGCCTTACCGGGTCTATTTCGCCGTCCCTCCTCCGACCAATCCGCCGAGCAAACGAAAATAATGCCACGCCCACTCCTAAAGCCAATAAACTACGGATCCACGCCCGGCACCATCCGCCCGGTGCCGCGGGGCGGGTGGGATGCCTACGTCCGGGTAGATGGCAAGCGGTACCGGATCCGCAAAGACACGCTGGAGGAGGCCAAGGCCTGGGTCATCATGACCGAGGAGACCGCCGGCGCCCACCGCCCGCCGCTCTCCGCAAGCCAGGCGGCCGACGCCGTGCGGGCGATCGCGCTTCTCCCCGCCGGCTACACCCTTACCGATGCCGCCCGCGCCCTGGCCGCCAGCTCGGCGCCGCCGGATCTGCCCGCGGTTGACATGGCGGCTGCCGCCGAGCGGTTCATCGAGGAGCGCCGCGGCTTCCTGGCCGACGCCACCATGCGAAACTACCGCGCCCACACCCGCCGGCTGGCCGCTCTGGCCAAATGCGACGTGAAAGACGTATCCCCCGAGACGATCAAGTCCCTCCTGGTGGGCAAGGCGGGCGGGACCCGCAACAGCATCCTGCGCAGCCTCTCCGCCTTTTTCAGCTGGGCCCAGGACGAGGGCATGGTCAAGGACTCCCCGCTGGCCAAGATCAAAATGGCTCTCACCAAGGACGCGGAGATCCACGTGCTGACGGTGGAACAGGCCCGGCACCTGATAGCCACAGCCGCGCGCGTCCGGCCCCAGCTGGTGCCGTACCTGGCCCTATCCCTGTTCGCCGGGATCCGGCCCGAGGAACTCCAGCGCCTGCCCGGTTCAAAGCTGGGGCGCGACTACATCCTGATCGATGGCGACGTGGCCAAGAAGCGCCGGCGCCGCACGATCCAGATCCAGCCGAACCTGCGCGCCTGGCTGGATGCGTTCCCGCCGCCGGCCGCCGAGTTGGTCTACTGGGGGCGCCGCGCCTTCCGGGCCGTGCTGCTCGAGTGGGGTGGGGTGTGGCACAACGACGTTTGCCGGCACACCTTCGGGACCATGCGCTGGGAACAGATCAAGGACCCGATCCAGGTCTCGGCCGAGATGGGCAACTCCCCGGACGTTTTGATGACGGCATACCGGGCGCTGGTGCACCCAGGGGAGGGGGCTCGGTTCTTCGATATCCAGCCCCAATGCGAGCGCTTTTGTCCAACGGTTGTCCAACGCTCGTCATAAATAGCGCATTTGCAATGGGGCTTGCACCATTCGTAATGCGCAGGTCGTCGGTTCGATCCCGACCGTTGGCTCCAGTCCCGAACCCCAAAAAAGGCCAATATAAAGGGCCATTCTATCCATAATCGGGGGCGGCGGGCTCTCTTGGCCTCTTCCGCTTAACGGGCATTAATGGTCAATAAGGGTCTTTAAGTACCCGGAAACAGGCGATTCGTCCAACGGTTGTCCAACGGCCGACCCCGTCACGGCCGGCACCTGGTGAACTGCCATTGCATCACGGGCGGGCGCGGCAGGACCGTCCTCGAGCGGGCGGTGATCACATCGTTGGTCCCGCCCACGAATGCCGGCAGGTCCAGCAGTTCCTGGATCAAGGGCGTGTCGGCGCCGTCGAATGCGAGTCGGGCCAGATAGCCGGTTGCGACGCCAGTTGCCGTCACAGAGTAAACCGAGCCCGTGAAATATGCGAAGTTGGTGGGAGCGAAAGCGTCCTGCGCGCTCGAGATGCCTCCGGTCGTGGCGATGCTCAGATATATCGTGCAGACCGCCCCGGTGGCCATGTGAAACACGGGCACGATGTTGGTGGCCGAACGCCGCTCGATTGCGGACGCGCCGAGCCCTGACGCCTCGACGAGCGCGCCCCTCCGGTATCCGTCACCTTCGTCGAAAAAGAGCAGGCGGAGCCCGCTGCGCGCCCGGTAGACGGTCAACTCGGAAGCGATCAGCCCGGCGGCCACGGACACGGGCGCAGTCGTATAGGCCACGTCAAAGGCGGCGGTCTTGCGAGCGGGTGTGTAGCCGGATAGCAGATCGAGGTTGTTCGACGCATACCACGCGGGCGGATTTGTGAACAGCCCTGGTCCTTCAGAGTGAAAAAACCAGTAGGAGATCCCCGGCAGACCATAGAAAAGCAAATCGTCACGTTGCCCCGGAACGCCCCAGTTCGTCGGCACAAGCGGCTCGGGGTTGTATGCCAGATAGCTACCGGCGTCACCCCACAGGCGGCCGCCCTCAAGCTCCGTGTGGCCCAGGCAGTTGGACATGAGGCGCAACGCGCGGAACGCCTCCCAAAGGGTGTTCGTCATGACGTACAGTCCGACCTCGGCGCCGTAGACCGGCGCGCCCGTCCACCCGACAGTCCAGAGCGGCCGCCCGTCGCCCGGACCGACACCGGCAGCGATGAACAGGTTGGAGACCGTCCACGGCGTTGCGCTGGTGGAGGTGTAGGACTGCAGGTAGGACGGCGCCAGCGCTTCAACCTCGTCGAGGACGGCCTGCATCTGCGCGTGCGTAGGCTGGTTCGGCAGGTTGGTGAACGTGCTGAAACTCCACCCGTTTGAATCGCCGGAATGGGGCGTGGCCGCCAGCGCTGCCCTCCGCTCGTTGATCCCCTCCAGCAGCTCGGCCACGTCGTCCGCTGTCACGTAGAGGCCGGGGGCGGCCGGGAGATAGTACAGCGCCGCCCCGCCCGTCAGGAGCGCCGCAGCGGCCAGGCCATAGGCATAGCGGCGGATCGTCACGGCGCCCTCGGCGGGCCGAAGTTGGCCGGGACGTCGAGGCGGCCGGACGCGTGCTGGGTGAAGACCCGCGTGCATGGTGTCACGATCGTGTCCGCCTCAGCCGTGACCCGCCATACGCTGAGCGGGAACCGCTTGACCAGCCCGGCCACGTCGTCAGTCGGGTAAACGTCGTCCTCGGTAAACAGCACGGTCACCACGCCGGTGGCCAGCTCGGCGTTGACGTACAGCCAGTAGTCCCCCGGATCCGTGGGGTAGGCAGCCAGGTAGGGCGTCCCGGCAAACGCCTTGACGTGGGTCTGCCAGGCCTCGTCCAGCACTTGGTTTGCCCAGGTGATTGGCCCGCCGGTGACTTCCACGCCGGATGCCGTTATGTCCTGGAACCAGGCCTGCTCGTCACCGTCATCAGACTGCGGCCGCGGGACCTGGTGGTACATGGTGCCGACGCCGGGGATCTTCTCGGCCCGGATGGTGGCGGAGCTTAGCGGCTCAAGATCCCGCACATCGCCCCGGATCGCCTCGCACCACAGCGACATAAACCCCTTACGCGTCCACGCTCTCATCCCACCCCCATCGGTACGATGTCATCGACATCCGGCGGCTCCGGTGGCCCGATGGGCTCCGGGAGCTTCCCGGCCTCGGTGTAGCCGCACGCCCAGCCGAACATCCGGACGGCCGCCCAGATTGCGCCGGCCTTGAACCGGCCGCGGGGCCGCTCAGTGCAGCGGCTCATGGTGTGCAGCAGCGCGTCCGCCTCGGATCTGGTGACCGGCGTCGGCCGCCAGACGGTCTCCCCGAAGGCCTTGACCCACAGCCACCCGATGTCGTAAACGCGGTCGTGGAAGGCGTATTCGATCCCCTCCTTGCGGACCAGGCGCTGGCCGGAGAGGGGTATGGATCCGAAGTTGAACCGGAAGGACTGGCCCGGCAGGCACGGCCGGATCTGGTCCCCGTTGTCCTGGACGAAGGTGCAGGGCGTGTCCGGGTGCAGGGTGAAGGTGAAGTCCTGGGACTCGTGCCAGCGGAGGACCTTACCGTTCTCGGGCGGCAGCAGCCGAGCCTCCCAGCCTTCCCCCTCCCGCTCGTTTAGGAAGTAGCCACGGGCGCGCGGGTTCACGGCTGCACCGCATATGCGCGCGCCGGGTGCTCAGATGCGGCCGGAGCTTTCGATGCCGCGTGCTTTTCCCACAGCTTGAACGCGCTGTAGCAGATCCCGCCGCCGACCAGGTTGGACGCCACGGTGGTAACGATAATCACTCGGGCGAACGCCTTGACCGTCTGAAACGGGATGTAGCCCATGGCGTACAGCGCCTGGATGGCCTCCACCACGTCAAAGTGGATGTGCCCGCACGGCGTGCGCTTATCTGACCGTTTGTGCTCGGCAACCTGTTCGACGGCAACCCGCGCGCGCTGCTCGATCTGCGACATGGCCGAGTCGTTGGCGGCCTGCGCCGTGTTCGCTAAAATGTCGATCAGTCCCATGACCACCCCCCTACTGCTTCACAGTTTCAACGTTTACCAGGTACAGCGCCCCCTTGCGCGCCACCGCCAAGGCCGCGCCCTGACTCGTGGTGACGGCGGCCGCATAGTCCCCGGCGCACAGCACGGCGGGCTTGCAGGCGCCCGCCCGCACCCCGTCCACGTCCGCATACATAATGTTCCCGCCGAGAGTCCAGAAGGCCACCACGCGCTTGCGGATGACGCAGGCATAGACGGGGTGGCGGGGCATGCGGGAAGCCGGCCCGATGGTAAAAAGGACGCCGGGGGCGATCAGTGCCACGCCGTCCTTGACGAGGTTCATCCGCAGATAGCCGTCCACCGCCATGAAGAAATAGCACGCGTCCCCGTTGGCGCAGATCCCGACGTAGCCGTAGACATCGTCGCCAGCCTTCGGGAACACGTCGCAGTCCACCACGTCTACCCGGCCCGTGTGGCCGCGCCGCATGACGCGGCTGTTGTCTTTCGACGAGCACCCGCCGAACCCGCGCCAGCCGCCTGGGGCAGCGGCCAGGTGCTCCCCCGTGGCGCCGATGGAGTCGGTCCCGAGCCGCACCCGCGTCTGGGTGGCGATGTCGAAGATCTCGTATGCGCCCATCTTGGACCACAGCTCGACCTGGGCAGGATCGTCGCCGTCGAAGATCGGGCGGACGCCGCCGTTGGTAAAGCCGTTGCCGCGAAACATCGCCGGGCCAGGCGTTTTCCCGTCAAGGATAATGCACATGGCCGGGCCGTGGTTGGCGGTAGTTTCCGCGCCCTTCATCCTGTTCCGCCAGGCGACAACATCGCCGACGGTGCTCGAGGCCACGTAAGGCGTGTAGCAATCCACCACGGGCATGTTGTTCGGCCCTTTCGCCGAGGTCGCCCGCGCCACGATGAAGTGGTCCCAGCCCCCCTCACGGATCCGGAAATAGCGGACGGTCTTGTCCGACCTGTGGGCCGCGATCCGCGGGCGCTTGTCGGGCCCCATGGCGATGCTTACGCCGTCGATCCCGACCATGTCGAGCGAAGTCTCCTTGACCACCCTGCACGATACCGTTTTCATGCTCCCCCTTTTAGTTCAGTGCCGCCTTGATCTGTGGGCTGCCGCCCCCGCTGATCGCATTGCTTACCGACCCCGTCCCCTCGCCACCGGCCGACCGCCAGAAGACGCCGTTCAGGACCGTGATCTTTTCCGGCGCCGGGTCCAGCCCCATGATGTAGACGTTGGTCCGGCAACCGCAGAAAAGGGCCCCCGCCGTCAACGCTGCGGCTAGGCCTGGGAGGGGCAGGCCACGCTGACGGGCGGGGGCGAAAATAGGGGGAAACGGCGAACGGGTGACCCGACAAGCGGAGGGTACAAAGCCCCGGCCGGTTCCCCAGGTGGAAACCACGAACGCACCCGCGCCGTGGGCTGGACTGGTTTTGCTCGACGTTTCCAAAGTGTTCACCATGTCACGTTCACCAATCCGTTGGATGACCCCGACTTAATCCGGAGCCCGTTGGACCAGTACAGCCAGGTGTCTCCCGACAACTCGAAGCGCGGCGCCTGGACGGGAACGCTGAATTTAGCCCGTGCGGTTGCCTGAACGGCGTTGCTCACGGACACGCGCCAGAACGCCCGGTTGCCGGCAAGGGTGTTGCTGGCGGTGATGGACATGTAGCCGGCCGCTGCATCGTTCGTCGACAAGGGGCGGGCTGTCGTCCAGCCGCCTGTCATCAGGTTCGTGCTGGTCTGGAGCCGGAAGACGCCGGCCAGCCCATTGGTGGTGAATACCAGCGTGGATATGGTGCCGGTGCAGTTGGTTATGAGCCAGGGGTACGGGTCCATGGCCTCGATTGCCAGCACGGGCGACACTGCGTCGCTCTCGTGGGCCAGGGTCAGGTATCCGTTTGGCTTGTATGACCAGGTGAACCGCTGTTGGATGCTGACCCCGTCATCGATGCGTGTGCCGGCCCGGACGATGAGCGGGGACAGCGCGGGGTGTCCCGACCACAGCGAAACGGCGTCCTGGACAACCGCCTCATAGTAGCCCTTGGACATGGCCAAATAGTCCGTCTGATTTGTTTTCCCCTGCGCGGCCGCCGGATGCTTCACGAGCAGCGACATCCCGCGGAGGTCATTGGTGTTGCCGACCAGGTCCCGATCAGCATACACGTCGATCGAGAACGCTTCGATGTAGCCCTCGATCGTGGGCGGGACACCGGGGTAATTCAACTGCTGCATCCGTCCGGTGAGGGTGGCGGTCCGGCCGTCAGGCGCGATTCGGGTCGTGAGCGTGTAATCACGGCCGGTGTCAGTCGTGCGAACGGCGTAGATTCGCTGGTCTTCGAATAGCAGTGTGATGGTGACCACACCCTCGTTGGTGCTGGCAACGGTGGCCGGGGTGAACAGCGAGATCAGGCCATTCGTCCAGTAGGCCGTCCCGGACAAGCCGACCGTGTAGTCCTTCTCCTGGATGGCCTGGATGGGGCTGGTCCGGATCGTGGTGCGCGCGTCGAATAGCGTGCGGCCGCCGCTGGTCAATCCATCGCCGATCTTGATTTGGATCGGTTCCCCGTCAGGAAACACCCCGACCGCCATTTCCCCGTCTTCCAACACAGGCGTTTCCGTGGGGCCGACTTTAGGGACGAACAACTGCGCCGCGCTTACCAGGCACGCGGAGCTGCAGATCATGGCAAAGACCGCTATAGTGGCTGTTTTCCGCATGGCTTAAAACTCCGTGTAAGGGGTGACGTCAAGGTAGGAAAGGGTCTCAGGATCGCCCCAAGCCGCGATCGCCGCCTGGATCTCCTCCAGATACGAGTGGACGGACGGGCCGCTGGTCGGGTAGTAGAGGCAGAACAGCAGCACGAAGTCCATGCCAGTGCTGAACAGGACCGGCTGGGAAGAATCGCCGCTGACCGGGTAGTGCCGGAAGAGGGCGCGCCAGGCAATCCGCTCGGCCGCCTTCCACCAGCTGATCCCGGTGTATCCGCGCTCGTTCCAGCCTTCCGATCCGCCGACTACCAACTGAAATTCATGGGCCCCGAAGTGGACCTCCCCGCAGGCCAGCGGGATCTCCCTGATGCCGGTCGGGAGCGCGGCGGCCGGATTCGCCAGCACCTTGGCCACGGGCACGGGGATCTCGGTGTCCAGGCGGATCATGGCGATGTCCGCCGCGACAAGGACTTCCGCGTCGACAACCGCTGTCCAGACGCCGTTTGTCGAATCCACCCATTTGACGGTATCGCCTACCTGGGGCCTGAACGATGCATGGGCGGCCGTGATAGCGTGCCGGGGCGTGATCAGGACGCCGCCGCCATAGTATGGTTGCGCCCGACTGTTCCAGGCCGCCACACACTCCGGGGCAGGGCGGATCCAGAGGTTGGTGGACCTGGTGAATGCAGTGCCGTTGGTGTTGTACGCGCTGAACGTCCGCATGGTCGCCCCGGTGGTCCCGACGCCGGCAGCGACATTCGAGATGATCGCCGCCCGCAGGCTGCCCTCGGCGCCGTCCCAGTACCGGTCGATGGCCATGCCTTCCGTTCTCATCACCAGCACGTTGGTGCGGCCGAACGTGGCCGCCGTGACGGCTGCCGTGACCACGCCGTCGGCCAGGTGCGTCAGGTATCCGTTCGAGGAAACGGAAGCCCTCTCCGCCGGCTCGACGGTGAAGTCCAGATCGAAGAACGAATGCTGGTCGGAGATCTGCGCCACGCGGTCGTACCGCACATTATTGAATCCCTGGCGCTCAAGGACCTGGTCCAGGTTGGTCCGGTACGTGGTCGAGTCAGGGCACGAGGTTGGGGACAACGCCCACACCAGGTTGAACCATTCCGGATTTCGCCAGGTGCCAGGGGAAACGACGGACGGCCAACTCGAGCGGGTTTCGCCAGCCCACCGCAAATAGCGGAAGTCCATCTCGAATATGTCGTTGTGGAGGTTCGGGTGCGCTGGCTCGTTGGCCAGGCGTAAAATGTTGGTAGGGCCCATGCTGATTACCCACGTCCCGTTCGCATTGTTCCAGAAAATCCCCTTCATGGTCTCCGGGTCGTCTGTAGCATTGCTGCCGAGGACAATCCGACGAGGGAAAGTAACGTCCTCGTTTTCATCGGGCTTGAGGTAAAGGTTCGTCGAATGGTCGCCCCAGGCCTCGACGACGTCTACCCGGCCGCTGACCGCCAGCACCCCGGAGCGCGCAGCGGTGTCAGACGAGCCGGCCGCGGCAAGCACATAAGCAGCATCCGCCCGGGCTCGGGCCACCGCGTCGACCATGTTGCTCGGGATCTGCCAGGGGCCGACGTAGCTGGTCCCGGTGTCTCTCTGTTGAACGTGGGCCATGGACCGGTGCACAACGCCGACCGACGTGTTGGTGACCCCGCTCCCGTCCGTCTGGAAAAGAGTGATGAACGACCAGTAGTTCGATGCCGGCATGGCCGCCCACTGGGGCGGGACCGTGAAGCGCACCCGGCCGGTGGCCGCGTAGATCGTACCCGTGGCCCACAGGTAGACGTTGGAGTTGCCCGGGTCATCACTCCGATCGGCCACAATGGACCAGATAGCCGTCAGGTTTGTCTGACCGGACCAGTCTGCGGCGTTGGTGCCGGAGGCCGTGCTCCAGTGGTCGAACACCAGGCTTTCCCCCTGGTACCAACGGAGCATGACGGACGAGGGGACCTCCGCCTTTGCCAGCGCGGTGGTGGCCGTCAGATACCGGATGTTCAACTGCCCGAAGCAGGACCCGGCCACAAGGATCAGAACCGCCCAAAGATTAGCCCGTACCGCCATCATACATCTCCCCCTTCCATTTATACGCGCCAAGCCACTGCTCGACCAGGGTCCACGACCTGTTGACCACGTCCGAGTCAGGCGGGAGCCAAAGCCACTCATACGGGACCAGCTTCCAGGCGCCGGTCGTGTCAACGTCCCGGAACTTCGGCTCCTTGATCGGGGCGGAGATGCCCGCGAACGGCGTCACTTTCCACTGGTTCTCGTATGTCAGGTATGCGTCGATGTTCGATCGGTTCGCCCAGGTCGTCGTTTTTGTGATCGTGTGATTCGCCCGCATGGCCCCCGTGTACCCGGCAGCCTTCAACGCCGCGTACTTCTTGAAAGCAGCCGGGAGCGCGCTCGAAGCCATCACCACGTCGAGCTTCCCCTGGGAGATGAGCTTATCGATCAGGTTCAACCGCTGCGCCCGGGCCTGGTTATCCGGTGACGTCGGATCCCCCTCAGTCCCCCATGTTCGGATCCGCGCCAGCTCAATCTCGACAGTGCTCTTGCTGGTCGACCAGCGGACCGTGATCGGCGCAACGGCACCGCCCTCGCCCCCGCCGCCGCCCGCCCCGCCGGATCCGGCCTGAGTCCCGAAGGTGGCGGTCAAGACACATGTGGACCCGTCCGGTGAGGGCGTTATCGTACGGGCGCCCGCCGCTTTCAACTTGGCGTAAGTGGCGGCCAGATCAGGGTACGCGCAGCCCCACACTTCCGTGGTCACCTCTCCTCGGTCCGCGTCCCAGCTGGTATACCGATGCCGCATGACAGATTCGGTGACACCTGCTGCGCGGTAGACGATGATGGGGGAAACTGGCATCTAATCCTCCAGGGCTTTCGCAGCCTTCTCGGTATTCGTCTTGATGGCGGCCAGTTTCTCGTTGCTGTTCTTGGCGATGTCCGCCGCCTTCTGCTGGGCCTCCGCCATGCTCCGTGCATAATTGCCTGTCCCGCCCATGACGCCGCCAAGCGCCTCAATCCCGGTCAACCGGGGGGTCCCCACGGTGATGGCGTCCATGTCCCGCTGCCGGCGCTTCAATTCGCCCGACACTTCCTGTTCCATCCTGGTGTTCAGCGCGGCCTTCTTGTCGTCCATGGTGGCGTCCCGCTGGAACCGCCGCTCGAGCTCTTTGACCAGCTCCTTGTAGCGGAAAATCATGTCGGAGATCTGCTTGAGGCTGAACATGTCGGCATTGTCTGCCAGCGCCTTGTATATCTGGCTGACTGATGTGGTCATGTCGTTGTTGGACATCCCCTCCATTTCCGCCTGGATCGACTTGCGGAACTGCTCCTCGCCTTCGGACCCGAAGAACGCATCCAGCACACCCTGCCGCCGCTTCGCAGCGTCCTCCTGGGCTTTCTGCCGACGCTCGTCCGTTTCCTTTTTCTTGGCAGCGGCGATCGACGCCTGCACCGCCGCCTGCCGCTCCGTTTCGATTTGATCGTCGGTTTTACCGGTGGCAGCGGCGGGCCCATCCCCGAAAACGTCTCGGTCCATCCAAGCCAGGAACCTATCAGGGGCGCTGACAATCGAGCCGGCGATACGCCGGCCCATATTCCGCATCGCCCCGCCTGCGCTGGAGAAGTCACCCTGGGCTTTGGCCAGCCTACGGTTTGCCTCCTCGAGGTCCTTATACTTTTCGAGGAGCGGATCCAGCCCGTTCCTTGCCAGATCCTGGAACGCATCCCGGGCCTCGGAAGCGGAGTTCCGGCCGAGCACGTCATTCAGCAACCCGATCCCGGTGGCCGCCCCGTCTGTCTTCTGCAGCAGCTCCTGGAGCGCCTTCGTCGGGAGCATGGCCGCCCACTTCTCGCCATCGATTCCCGCGGCCGCCAGCTTCTCGATTGCGCCCTTTGCGCCATCGCCGCCTCCGGCAATCGTGTCCTGGAAGTCCCGGACCTTCTGCAGCCATGTGAGCACCTTCTCCCCGCTTCCCCCAAAAGATTCGGCGGAGGCCTGTAATGCCACCAGCTGACCTGCGGGGATCCCGAGCGCCTTGGCGTAGTCCTCGATAGCGTCTGCCGCCGCCATGGATGCCTGGGTAAACGCCGTCACCCTATTTACGGCGAAGGCCAGGCCGACGGCCGGCGCCAACACCTTCAGACTCCCGGCCAGGCCCATCACGCTCGAGTCCGCCGCGGTGATCTGCCCGCCGGTCTGCCCAAGCACCCCGTTCATCTTCCGGAGCCCCTCGACGAGGGTGGGCATCTTCTCGGAGTCGCCAAGGGTCCGGGCCAGGTCCAGCTGCTGGGCCCGGGCCTTCATGTCGTTCACGGCCTTCATGACGCCCTGAGACGCCTTGCCGAGTTCGGTCTGCAGCCCGGACGAATCGCCGTTTATCTTTACATTGATGGTTGGATCGTTGCCCGCCACGGTGCCCTCCGCCGATGGTTATCGGGTGATCAAAAAGTACTGCATGCCGAGATCGTTTGTAGGACCCGCGAAATAGACGGAGGCGCCCGGGGCCAGCGGGCCCTGGAAGACCTCTCCCGGCGCCAGCCGGACCACCGGCAGGATCGCCCCGACGTTTGTGGGTCCCATGTCCACCCAGTAGTTGGTGGCCGTGTTCTTGGCCCAGAGGTAGCCCGGCGCCGTCACGCTCCCGACGGGAAGGGCCACGGGCGTGACGCCAACGGAGAGGATGCCGGCGGCGAACCGGGGGGTGGCGTTGGTCATGTCCAGGACCACGTCCCCGCTTTTCTGGGACTGCACCACGGATCCGCTCGAGATGGCCAGGCTGGAGTTGACGGTGATCTCATCGGCCGCAAACGCAACGGCGGCCAGGTGGACGGCGATTACCAGGAAACGGGATTTAATTGACACGGGTCTCCTCCATCTTTTTCAGATCCGCGGCGGCGGCCGCCCTGTGACTCGCAAGGACATCGATCGCCGGATAATCCTTCAACTGCTCGATCAGTTTTGCCCGGGCTTCTTTCTGCTGGGTCGTCCAGATATTCTCGTCCATGCCGAACGTCGACAGCTGGTCCAGGATCCGCTTGCGCCCGACGGCGATACGGGAGATCTCGGAGATTGTCGTAACCAGCGTCGGGAAGTCCTCCTCATGATATGCGAAGCCTTCCGGGTACGCGTTCTTGGCGTATTCTTCCGGGGTCTCATACTTCCGGCCGGAGTTGGCCGAAGCCGCCAGCAATCTCAGGTTGGCCTCGGGCATTGACATCGCCAGCACTTCCCGCAGCGTGAACTTCCCAATCAGCCCGTCCTGCATCCGGTAACTCGTGGGGATCCCGGCCGCCTCCGGCTTGGGGTCATTCTCATCCCGGAACGGCTCCGGGACCCACGTGCATTCCTGCATCCACCGGAAGAACCGCTGATGCTCGTCCACCCATTCAACCCGCCGGCGGCCCACCCGGGCTTCGAGCCAGCGCGAGATGGGCCGGAGCCACCTGGGCTGGGCCACGACGTGCAGCAAGCCCGCCCACCCCGCCGCCATGAAGTAGATGCACGTGCCCAGGCACTTGGGGTGGCGGACCAGAAACAGGCCGAGCCACCGGGGGGCCCAGCAGATCAGCACGGCCGTGTACAACTCACTGGCCAGCGCGCGCCCGCCGCCCAGGTATGGGCTCTCCAGGTGCTCGAGGATCTGGTATTGCCCGACCGTGGGCGGCATCAGCGTGAAGCCGCACACCCGAACCGGGGAAGGGAACAGGCCGATCTTATGGGCGGTCCACATCATCTTCAGGACACCGCGCTGATGGAGTCCGGGAGCTCCACCGTCCCGCGCCAGCGGTTCAGCTTGCTCGTGCAGCTCTTTGCCGAGTCCACGATGTACCCGGCGATACCGCCGGCCGTGAACGGGGCGCCGATCGCCGGCTTGACGAAACCCGTGCGGACAGATCCGGACACCGGCACCTGCACGCCGCGATCGCTGAAGACCACCACCTGGGTGGTGTCATCTTCGCCGATCAGCTCGTCGCGTTCGCCCGTTTGGACTTCGTCTTCGGAGTCCCTGGTCAGGTTCTCGATCTCCGTGGCCTCATCGAACCCGAAAAGCGGAGTCTTACCCGAGTTCGCGTGGATCAGAATTGCATCAGGCATGGTGGCTCTCCTCGATTACGCCGGCAGCGCGTAGGTCATGCTGGCTTCTTTGCGCAGCTTCAGCTGAATGCGGTGGAACTTGGCGGTCTTCGACCTCCGGGCATCCGTCACGCACATGTTGACGGGGGTCCCGGTCCCGTACGCCACGATGGTTCCCTTGCGGAAAGTCGCGGTGAGACTGGCGAGGATCGTGGCAGAGATGGCCTTCTCTTCGAAGGCGTCCGCGAACACGACCTGGGCCGTCTCGTTTTTCTCGCCCTTGATCTTGGTCACCGACCTTGCGCCGGACACCTCTTCGACGCTCTCCTGGACCAGGCCAGGGATCGTCCCGGGAAACCCTCTTTCGGATTCCGTTGTCCCGTCGTTAATCATGGCTGCTATCCTTCCACGGTTGCATCTCGAGCTGACCCGTGATCACCGTCTTAAGCACGGATCCGCTTTCTTTCGACGACTCCCGGCTGATGTCACTTTCCCAAAAGAGGGCGTTGAACTCTTCCTTTTCCATGGCCGAGTTCAGCTGGTCCTTGAACTCTTTCCCGCCGTACGTCCGGACCGCCACCATCGCCACCAGGTCATCGTGGGCCTTCCCGTCGTCCTTGGCGTTGCTGACGATCTCGAGCTGCACCGGGCATGTCCAGGTGATGGGGGAACCGTCTTCCCCGACCAGCCCGCGCGCGCATCGGCCGACCTGTATGCTCAGCCGGCGCGGCTGTGGCTTGCCCAGGAAGAACCGCCAGATCAGCTGCAGCGCGCTCAGATCTGATTCCATGTACGGCTTGAGAACCCGCCGGAGCGCCTCCTCAACCTTCCCCTGGATGTCGAGCTGTTCCATCAGAATGTCCCCGCTGTGAGGTTCTGCGCCGCGCGGGCATACCGTTCCCGGGTCTTGAGCTCGGTGTCCGCCACGACTTCATCCCGGGCCCGGATGACGGCGTCCCTGGCGATGTCCATCTTCCCCTGGACGCGGCGGCCGTGCTGGCCCTCGTGCCGCTTGTTCTCCAAGGTCCTGGCCCGGAACGGGATGTTGAACGCCGCAGTGCAGAGAATCGATTCGGGGAGAGCTTTCTGCGTCATGATCCCCCGGTACAGCCAGGTCTTCTTCCCGCCCACGGATGTGACGTTCTTCCCGAGCATGAGCGCCGTCATGAGGAACTGAGCCGTGAACGATTTGCACGTTGCCGCGCGCCGGCGGATGATCGAATCGGACACCCGGCGCAGATCCCCCTTACGGTGTTCTGCCATCCCGGTGATCTTGAACGTCGAAATGGTCTTACGAGTCGCGCGCCACTTGCCTGTTGGCGAATCGTAGTACCCCTGCCAGTACTCCTCAGCCGTCGTCTTCCGACGGCCCTTCAGGCTGAATCCCCGGTTGTAAACGGTCTGGACGAATTTCCACCAGGCTTTCCGGTTCCCGCGGATGGAGTCGGGGACAGCCCGGATAATTTCGGGGATCGTGTAGCGGACCAGCTGGGCCGCGCGCCATGCCCAGTCACCGAGCTTCGCGTTGACGATGTCCGGCAAAGCACGCTTGTCGAACTTCGCGTAATCCGCGATAGCTCGCTCGAAGCTGGTGGTGTCTATGTCCAGGCTAAGCACGGGTGAGTGGCTCCAGGTCGATCTGGTAGATTCCGCCAAGGGGATCCGGGGTGCACCGGATGACCCGGCATTTCATCTCCGGCAAGGTGCCCGTGGCTGCGATTACAACACGCTGCCCGACATCGGGCTGGTACGGGCAGTCGGCCACAGGCACAAGGGCCTGGGCCGACCAGGATTCAAAATCAGCGTCGATCTTGCCGGACTCCGCTGTGGGGACTCCGGAAACGGGTGCCGCTGTAACGCTGAACGCTTGGCGCCCACGCTTATTCGATTGCTCGAACGTGAGGGCTCGCCCGAAATCGGCCCCGGGTCCTTCCCGGAGGTCATCAGCGATCATCTCGGCAAGATCGGCGCACATGGGTTACTTGGCCTTGGGTTTCGCAACGACCGGCTTCTCGCAGCGTGCCGAGTAGACGGGCCGGAAGTGCATGGACGAAAGGACGCAAACTTCGGCGCAGGGCTTGCCGTCATACAGACCGGAAGCCCGCGCCGCTTTTGCTTCCGCCACGAGCGAAGGCAGCTCAAAGCCGACTTCGCCGGACGCCTTACCGTCCGCCATCTTGGCGATCAGTGAGAATGCCTTCATCATGGCGAGCTCCTTCGGTTAGGCGGACAGCAGGCGGATGGCCGCGGCGTTGCACTTGGCGAATCCGGGCATGACCTCGAACCGGCCGTAGGTGATGCCCTTGCCGGAATCGCGCCAGCGCCGGTAGCTCATCACGACTCCGCTCTCGGGGTCGCTCAGGATCTGGTTGAACTCGGCGGACGATTCGCCGCCGATGGACACGGGCAGCACGGGGGCCATGGCGCACGCGAGCGCCGAGGTGTCGCACACGATGCCGGCCAGGTTCTGCGAGTTGGTCGGCAGGGCGCTGTACTTGAACGTCTGCATGCCGCCGAGCGGGGGCAGGATGCCCGTCTCGAACGACTTGCTTCCGCCCGTGGCGATGATCAGGCCCAGCGTCGAATCGCCGACCGCCTGCCAGGCATAGGACGAATTCAGGATCAGGGAGCGACCGCGCTCGCTGACGCCCTTGTCGTCGGCCTTCTTCGCAAGCTGGGCGATGTCCGCCATGCCGAACTCGGAAACCGGAACCACCAGCTTGTCGGTGGCCAGGTCGCCATAGTTGGCGGCGGTGAAGTACGCCAGGGCCGCGTCGAGGTACGCCTTCGCGACGGCGTAGGAGTGCTCGATGGCGCGGTCCATGAACGCCGTCAGGGGGTCGCGCCCGTCCACCGCTTCCCACTGCGAAGCAATCGGGTCGAGCAGCGTAACGGACGCCGTGGCGGACGCGCCGCCGCTTTCGCCATCCGCTCCGAGCACGCGGGTCGCGGCGGTCGCGGCGCCACGGATCGGCACCTTGACGACTTCGCCCTTGAGCATGCTCTTGGTTTCCGCCTTGAACGAAAAGGCGTTGATGGAAATGAGCGCAGCCTTCAGCGCGCCGAGGGAGTCCTTCATCAGGACGGTTTCGTTGAATCCGGTATAGGTCGTGGCCATGATCGTGTATCCTTGCGGGTTCGGGGGTTCTACTTCGCCTGCGCTTCGAAGATCTGCTTCCGGAGCGCTTCCAGTTTGACGGGATCGGTTTCAGCCATGTACGCCGCTTCCAGCTTCGCCAGGGTCATCGGCTCGCCTTCGGAGGCGGGCTTCGTCCCCTGGGGAACCACGGGGGCGCCGCCAGCGTCGGCCGCCTTGAACGACGGATCGGCGAGCTTCGCTTCGAGGTTCTTGACCTTGGCGGTCGAGTCCTCGAGCGCCTTGGCGGTGACGCCGTGCTTGCCCTGCTCGGCGGTCAGATCGGCGGTGGCCTTCTCGGCCGTGGCCTTGAAGGTGTCACGCTCGGCAGTCAGCGCCTTGACGCTGGCTTCCAGGGCGGTCACCTTGCCGGACTCGGCGGTCCGCTTGGCGGTCAGGTCGGCCACGGTCGTGGTC